ATCGCTTCTCCTTCTTCGAACAGGCGTTCGACTGCATCATCAAACTTTACTTTCTTATGAATTTGATTCGCTGTTGCAACGAACTCCAATTCAATTTTCAGCATTGCTTTTTTGTAAGCAATTATGTAACCAATGTAAATTGGCAAAATAAAAAAACTGGCAATGGCTAAACCAACTACTGTCCATATTAAACTCCAGTTCATACTTTCCTCTCTTTCCTCGCTCCTCGAATGTAAAGCACTAAAGAATTTCTATCGTTCTGTGGTGGCAGAAAAATTAACGAACGAAGAAATTTCGAAGAGTCATCAGGAAGAACTCCTGCATCAACGATTCCATCGATAGCCGCTTTGACTGCTGGATTACATGCACCTACATCTTGAAGCCTCCCGCCTTTTTGGTGAGGTTCAACGGTGACGCTAATCCACGCCATAGGGGGTATCTTCTCATATTTAGCCAGTAGTTGAAAAGCCGAGCGCCACTCTTTTGTGAGTTTTGCTCTTTCCCATCGATTGCCTGAGCGCTCTGCGTTTGTTGTCCAAGGGCGTTGAGCCAACTCAAGTCGATAAATAAGTTGTTCAGCGTCATCCGCATAACATAAGCAATCCATAACTTAAAGGTGAGGTATAGGTTAAACAATGTCAAGTTGTCTCTTTCCACCGTTATTATCCAAGTACCACCAAAGACCGTTGTTATCTTGAAAAGGTATCTCTCCAGCCGATTCAACCTTTTGGATTAAGTAACCCAACTCCCTAGCCTTATCCCGATTTGATTCAACCCAACCGTGACAACCTGAGGTTCCAGTCCCACATAAAACAATAAGATTCGCTGATTTATGGAGTTCCTGATTCTTACTTCCGCCCATCATTCTTGGGCGCCGATGGTGAACTGAGACTGGAAAACCTAGGAAATCTCTTCCGCATCTTTCACATTTGTAAAAGGCTCGGGCGAGAACTGCGAATCGAGTCTCATCATCAACTTTAAGTTTAGGGTTTGCCATTGGAGTCTCTCGTCTGCGAGGGCGTCCAAGCAAGCAGGGCATACCTTTGCCGTCGTTTGAATCTCCATTTGTAATACCAATCGACAAATCGAAATATCTTCATGCGTCAGGTGCCACAGTCCCGCTATCTGTTTCCAACGGAGCATCCGCCACCCTGTTTCTTTCCCTGTATTCCCGAAACTCTTTTTTCCATTTAGCAATAACTTCAGGAGATGCTTTTTGTTTTTCTCGTTCCTCAAACTCTAAACTTAGAAGACGGCTTTTTTCTCTTTCTCTTTCATCAGACATCCTACGACGCCATTCTTTGTTTATGTGTGATGGTTGGATAGCCGTGTCAAAGTTTGCATAATGCCAAGAAACAATTCGTTTTGCTTCCTGTAATGGTAAATCCGAGTCAAAAGATTCTGCCCATGCTCGAACCTTTAACTCATCAACTTGAATTCTTAAATCGTAAATACCGATGAAGCCGACAAGAACTGCAATATCAGACAGACTCATTGCGGAGTTTTTCTGATAACTCGATGGCTCTAATTGCTGATTGCTCATGTTTTGTCTTTACCCCCACTCCTCTAAGAACTAAGTCCATCTGTCTCATAGATGGAACTGTGCCTATGTAATCTAACGCCTGTTCAATTTGTTCGGCTTGGTAGCCTCGCTTCTCTGCCGCTTGGCAGATTGCTAGTAAAGAGTGCCAAGCACTTTTACCCAATGGTTTAACTCTTTGCTTCTCCCACCATTTTCTTGCTACTGCTTCAGAGAGTGCGACAACTGCGACAGCAGTTTCGTCACTCTTCGTTGTAGATAGGACGGATGTATAGGACGGATGGTACGGAGTGGAGTTGGGGAGTGAAGGGGTCAGAGTTGGGGAGTCGGGGGTATCTGAGTTGGGGAGTTCTACCTCTCCTAAACTTTGTTCGTCCCCTACTGAGTTGGGGAGTTTCTTCCATAACAACTGGTAGACAGTTGCATTACCTCGGGAATTACCTTTAGTAATAATCTTGATATGCCCATCAGCCACCATCTCGTTTATGACTTTCCGAACATACTCAACTGAACATCTACCCTTGGAAGCAAGGTTTGACTGAGAGGCGAAGAATCGACCATCATCATGAGAAATATCTGCGAGCGCAAGATGAATTAAAAGTTTGGTTCCATCGTAAGGCGAATCCGCCCAAACTTTAGTAATCCACCTGATGCTCACAAATCTCCTCCACAATGAGGGCAATTTTTCTTTCGCCCTTGTCGTTCAACTAATCTACCTTCAATACAAGAAACATCTACATAAACCTTGCATCCATTACGAGTCTCTTTGAGACGGGCAATGCGACCTGATTTATGGAGGACGGACAATACACCCGAAGCGGTTCCATGGTGAAGTCCTGTTACTTCAGATAACTCTTTCCAAGTTAGCCCAACCAATTCTCTTTGCGATAAAAGGTTTAAGGCTTGCGCTTGGCGTAGGGCAGTCTTACCCGACCTATCCGCCTTTAGCGCTCGCTCTTTAGATGTATCTGTCCCACTATGTCCCGAAGTCCCTGCGTATGGAAGTTCAGGATGAAACAGCAACTCCTTCGACTTTGACTTCATCGGATTCCTCTTCCAATTTTGGTGGGTTAATTTTTAATTGTTGCTCACGGAACTTAAGACGGAACTGCTCTAAAAGTTCAGCGTTGTATTTTTCTTTGTTGGCAGTTATGTACTGACCAACTGAAGCCAATGATTCCAAGTCGGACGCTTGATGAATTTTTGTTAGAACCGCAGAGGGCGCCATAACATCATCAGAGGATGAGCGTTCGTAGGATTGTGCATCAGGGTCTACTTCATCGGTTGGTAGTGCTAGTGATTGAAGTAGGGCTGTACGGAAAGCAACTGACATGGCTTTGGCTGTTGCCTTATCGCCTGAATCCATCGCTTCACCAACAACCGTGGCTTTAATTGCATCACCGTTTGCACCAATGAATGTATAACTAACTTTGACTTTGACATGTCCCATTGCTGTTCGGTTACGACCTATCTCAACTGTTTGATATTCGTACTCTTCAACTGATGGAACTACAACCACACCAAACTTTTGTAGGGCTGGTGAGACTGCATTGACTACTGAATCAATCCCTCGGAAATTGAATCCTTGAGATGTGTTTTTATCCTTCTTGGCGATACCGCCAACTGCTTTCATAATCTCGCTCAATGCTTGAGCGATAGGTAATTTGTTTTCCATTGTCCCTCTCTCTACTCTGCAATAACAAATGAAACTGAAGTCTCAGCAGGTATAACTTTTACTGCTGGCACAATTTCACCTTGGGTTGATATTACCTTATCTTCAGATTGATTCAAAGCACCTAGCGCTTTTTTATCAATTTCTTTTTTAACTCTGACTAATTCGGGGGCGTTCTTCTCAGCCCATTCAATGAACTTAGTTTCATCCTCAATATCGAACTTAACTCGACCTGAAATAGTTTTGATTGTGCCGTGGGGCAGAACTATGCTTTTACGGTCTTTAGAGCGCTCCTGAAGGGCGTATGGGCGTAGGTTGGACTCAAACCACTCAGCATCCCTCTCAAGGGCTGTATTGACCTTCTCAAGCCATTCCATGACCCTCTTAACCTCTCGGTCAAAGATGTCTTTGTTCTCTGCTTGTTTGCGCCGAATTGAGGCAAGTTTTCGCATTGCCCAATCTGCCTTGGAATCATCATCAACTTTGAATGGTTCACGGGCTGGCTCTTGAATGATTTCAAAATCATCAACTGGTGTTACTTCTAATGCGTTGTCCATGTGGACTCCTCTCGTTTGGGGAGAGGATACTAAACCCTAGTTTAGTCTGTCAAGTACCTCAGAACCCGATTATCTGCCCAACATACACGGAGGCACCGACAATCGTGGCAATCATGAGACCACCGACTGTTCGAACTACCCACTCAGAGCGAGACTCCATCTTTTCAAGTCGGTCTGTTATATGAACCATGGCTTGAGAGAATCGCTCTGAGTCGGATTCGTAAACATCTTTGCGAAGATAAGTTTGGCTCACATTTAGATTCATCTGCTTGACTTCCATGGTTAGGTCATCAAGCCTACGCATAATCTCTCCTAAACTGGGCTTCACTTCTTCGCTCATTCTTATGCCCCCGTAAACTTAGGGCGCCCAAAGCCAACAATGGCAACTGGGAGATTAGGCTTGAACTTATTTCTATTCTTCTTTTTGAAGGCTCTAATTTTAAGGCAAACTTCTCCGCCGTTGCGTTGGTTGCCTTTTTTATCTGAACTTGTATTTCCTTCAATGCAGGTAACTGTGCCGTCAAGATTATCTTTTACAACAATCCCTACATGGCTAATTCTATCAACTCCATCTGCGGGGAAATCAAAATAAACAATATCTCCCGCTTGTGGTTGTGCAGTTTCCCCTTCTTGCCAACGCTTCATCTTTTTGAAAGCATCGGCTCCCGCTGGAGTGTAAACAGTATTAGGAATTTCAACTCCTGCTTTTTTCCCACACCAATTAACGAAGGCTCCGCACCATGGTTGGTTAGCCTTTTGATACTTGGTCTTGTTCTCGGGAACTGCTTCTTCGATATAACCGATTTCAGCGGTTGCAATCTCAACTAAGAGTTCAGCGGTGCCTTTAGGTGCTGGCATTATTTTTTCTTCGCCGACTTCTTGGCTGTCATTTTCTTGACAACTGCTTCGGTAACTCCGTCGGCAATCTTGCCAAACGCAGGGTCTTTAGGGTTTGCCGCTCTAATGGCGACTGGGAGTACGGCTGAAACACCAGCCGCTAAAATTGCTTTAACTGAATCTCCGTCAAGGGCAAGAATGTCCCCGCCTGTAATCATAAATGCTGTTGTAACCGCCGCTAAAAATGAGCGTCCATAAGAAGCGAGCATTGCTTTAGTCTTGTTGTCCATTTTTATCTCCTAAGAGTAGTAGGGTAAATAATAACCTATGGTTTATGAACCTAGGTATACCAAGGATAGTGCATTAAAGTAGCCTGTGTGGTCTACACCACCGCTACTTAAAATTAAATCATTATCAGGATTATGGTCATGATGAACTCCCATGCGAACATAATCGCCTTTAGTCAAAGTAATTGGAACTGAAGAAACATTCATGTGGAATCCATGTTCTTTTGTAGACAAAGTTCCATCGGTACGGGCTATCTCTTGAGTTCCTTTTTCGATAAACACAGCACAATAACCGCTATTTTGCCCTTCCCATAAAACGGAGGCTGTTGCAATATAACGACCAGTTACGGGAGCGGTCAATTTTGTAGGGTCACTAACTGTCCAACATCCGTAACCGTCAGAATTATCAGCCTCAAAAGAAACATAAGTATTTATATCTTTTATTACTGTTAGCGCTGAGGTTCTATAAGCGACTGGAGCAAGAGTTCTGTTGGCACCAGCCACCATTCCAAAACCTAGTAAGTCGGCGCCTGTGTTTAGAAGCCAAACTTGGTCATCAGGTTTTGGGGCGTAATTACTTAAATATCTAACAGAGGGCAAAGTATTTGTGTCTCCAGCAATTTGAACATCCATAGTGTAATCAGAATTAACTGTAATTACTTTGCCTTGACGAAGACGCAATCCTTGAGGGTTAGCCTTAATTTGATTAACAAGATAACTTAAATCCATCAGAATCTCCTACTTCGACCAATAGCGTTCATTGTGGCATTTGCCGCTAAAGGAATCGTAACTGAGTCAAGCATCAAAATCTTGTCTATTCCAATAGGTGAACGAGTCACTTTTACAAGGTCAAATACATCGTGAGCAGGATTAACGATTTGGTCCCATGTAATTTTTTCAGTAGCACCAATAACTTTCTTTAACTCAGCGGACGCCGCTTCTTGAGCCTCTGCAACTGTAAGCACGGTAGGGCTACTCATAAACTTAGGAACCTCACCATAGGTTTTGCGATAAGTAGGGGAAGCGGGATTGTCGTCCCAAGCCTCACCAATAACTCCAATACTTAGATTAGTTCCCTCACCAGTAAAGATAACTCCGTTATATGAATCATCGGTACTTAGAGAACGATTGATTTGAATAAGAACTGAATCTGAGCCATCACTATAAGTTGCAACTGGAGTGCCGAGGTCAGGGTTTGGAATTGGTCTCATACGAGCAGTTCCGTTTTCATCAAAATATAAATCCATAGCCGCTGACTCTGCAATCTTCAAAGCCTCTCGCCAAGGGTCACTTGATTGGTCAAGGGTTGGATAAAGCAAAGTAGTAACTTGATTAGTTGCTGGAAAAATGGTTTTAACTTTTGGATAACGATATTTGAGTATTTGTTCAATAGCCGTCTCTTTTGCTGTTCCTGCTTCAATATAAAATTCATGATTAGTAAATTTTGCTCTAGCAAGAATTAGACTTCTATCAGAACCTTTTATTTGAATTTTTATACCTTGGGAAGTATCGACTACATCGACGCTCGTAATCACAAAGACTCCGAGTGGAACTAACTCTTCGGTGCCATCTGCAAAAACAATGCCTCTATAAATCTTTACCTCACGGTTATAGGGCAAAAGGACTGAGGAGATATTATTTTGAGGAACTAGAGTTCCATCTTTATCAATAAATTCAAGAGTACATTCACGCCGAATAGAGCGACGATTATCAATACTAACCTCACCCGATATTGGTTGGGCTGTGCTTAGGATTGTTCCATTCGCCATGTCATAGATTTCAACCTTGGTTTTTGTGACATGAGATTTTCGAATGGTCTCCTTGAAGTCCGAGGAAACTGGATACATTACGGTGCATCAACTTCGAAATAGGTTACTTTAACAACTCTAATTAAATTATTTATGTTTCCTGATTCCGTCCAAGACCTATCAACAAAGCGTACATATTTTTGACGACCTAGTGGGTCATGTACATGCAGAGTTCCTTGATAGGTTAAAACTGGATAAAGAGCATCCCAAGCGTCCTCACCCTGAACTGTAATTTGATAATTACCATCTACGCCGTAAATAGATTGAGAAATAACAACTGATTTAGAAGCGCCAAGTGGTTTGAATACACCATAAGACTCAACAATGTTTTGATTCAAAGGCTGTTCAACAATTAAGTTATTAACTGAAATTGTGGGACTTTCGGGTGCGGTAAAAGACCAATATGCAGGGTTGTCAATTAAAATTGGTTCTGAGGTT